CACTGACCTTATCCTTGGCAACTGGTCAGGTGAAATCAAAGCCAGCCACATTAACAAGGAAGGTAGCGCTACCCAGTTCCGTATTGGCGGCGTAGTTAAGCTTAGCGACCTGGCTACACAAATGATTGATATGAAGACATCGCTTAAGCTGGACACTAAAGGTTCTGGCCAAGCCGAGGTTAGTTCCAATCAGATTAAAGTGTTGCAGAATCATTATCCTGAAAAGATGAACCAGATTAGTATCGAGTATGCTGATCGTGTAGCAAACTATTTCCATAGCGATCTGGTTATCATTAACAACAATAGAAGTGCCAAAGGTAAGCTTATTAAGAAAGAAGGCGGACAAATTGTTGCTATTAAGCGCCCAAACCCCCAAGATATTACCATTCAATGTGTAACACAGAACACAATTAAGCCTATCATTAAGATCTAGATTGTATAAATATATCCGTATATACACTTAGATTTAATGGGATAATCGATGGCACAATATTCCGTCAGCCGACAAGCTAAATTCGGCTCAGACAACATCCATGAAGTAGTAATGATTGCCGACAAAGATGGCAATATTTTAAATACTGCAGGGTCTGCATCGAATATCCCTATTGCCGGGGGAGAAGTCACCGGCTATTCCCACATTAATAAGTTTGGGTTTAACTCGGCTGTAGGTACTGGATTTGAAGTAGTTACTGATGCTGGTGGAACACAATCGTATCCATCTTCTGCAACCGTAGCTACTATTACTAGTTCTTCCGGAGCTACCGACTCTGGCGTAGAGATTGAAGTCCAAGGACTAGATTCTAATTATAATCAAATTACAGAAACTGTTACCCTCGATGCTAGTGGTACAAAAGATACTGTAGCTCAGTTTATTCGGGTATTTCGAATGATTGCTAATACTAGCCACGTTGGAAATATTTCTGTTACTGTTGATTCAATAGTAATCGATACTATGTCAGCCGGCGCCGGGCAAACACTTATGGCAATTTATACGGTTCCAGCCGGAAAGACTGCATATTTACTTAAGTTTCAAGGTAACGTTGAAAAAGACACGGGTACAATCTTTAGAATTTTAGCTCGGCCATTTGGTGGGGCTTTTAACGTTAAAGGCCAATATGGAACATTTGGTTCTGCAGTAACCTTCGATTTTCCAGTCCCTTTAGTGTTTACTGAAAAAACAGACATTGAAACGCAGGTTAAAGCTCAGGGTACAACCGGAGCTGGAGCAATTTTCGATCTAATTTTGGTGGATAACTAATATGGCTTTTACTCCAATAATCATGGGTGATGGAAACCCGCATCCTTACTGGGAATACGATAACACCGATACAACTCTTGGTGCAGTAGCCGGCGTTCGTCAGTTTAAGACCGGAACCGAAGTATACACCAAGACTCGTCGCATTGGATCAACTAAAGACACCATGGGCGAACTCAGCAAAACATTCTGGGATAACCACTACACGACATGAAGACGTTTAAGAAGTTCGTAGCCGAACAGAAAAACACACACATGACCCACATCGAGGACAAGGTTCTCTATGGTGGGGTTAAAGGAACTAGAGATGCCATCATGGCTCTCCGCTCTCTTCGTGACATGATGAGAGGCAATCACTCTGGCAACGTCAGCGTTAAGTGGGATGGTGCACCTGCAGTCTTCTGTGGTACTGATCCTACCGACGGCAAGTTCTTTGTAGCAAAGAAAGGCATTTTCAATAAGAATCCTAAAGTATACAAGACTAATGCAGATATCGATGCCGATGCATCTGGCGATCTTGCTGAAAAGTTAAAGATAGCATTAAAGCATTTTTCTGGGTTAGGTATTAAAGGAGTTATTCAAGGTGATTTACTTTTTACGAAATCTACTATCAAATCCGAAAAGATCGATGGAGTGGATTACGTCACGTTTCATCCTAATAAGATTGTCTATGCTGTCGAGAAGAACAGCCAGGATGCTCGAGAAATTAAAGCAGCGCAAATCGGAGTTGTCTGGCACACAACCTACATCGGAGACAGCTTCGAAACCATGAGAGCTTCTTACGGGGTGGATGTTACCAAACTGAAAAAGACTTCTGCAGTTTGGCAGCAGGATGCAATGCTCCGTGACCTGACTAATGTGGCAACTTTGTCTGAGAAAGAAACAGCCGCTGTTAACAAGCACTTGTCTGAGGCAGGTAAACTGTTTAATCAAGTTAAGAGCTCTACACTCCGTGAGCTAGAATCTAATCGTAAATTAGCAGAAATGATTGAACAGTTTAATAATACGTTTGTTAGATCCAATACCCAGATTGGTGATACCACACAACACGTAAGAAATCTTATCAGTTTTATCAATAATAAATATCAGAAAGAAATTGATAGCAAGAAGTCTGAAAAGGGAAAGCAATCCTGGAAAGATAAGCAGTCTGAGGTTATGAAGTTCTTTTCTTCTGATAATAGGAAGAGCTTGAAAGCTATGTTTGACCTTCAAAAGTCAATCGTGGCAGCAAAGTTATTACTTATAAATAAACTGAACAGTATTAAGAACATTAAAACGTTCTTAAAAACAACCAAAGGGTTCAGATCAACTGAACCTGAAGGTTACGTCGCTATTGACAAGCTGGCTGGTAACGCTGTTAAGCTAGTGAATCGTTATGAGTTTTCAACAAACAACTTTGACCCAACTATTTTAGCGGGTTGGAGTAAATAAAGAGGAACGATATGAAATATCTTATTTCCGCAATTATGGCTACTATGGTAGCTGCTCCTGCAATTGCTCAAGATGCTGCTGGTAATGATGCTCTTATGTCCAACGCAACCGTAGGCGTATCTACCGATCTGGAAGGTAATGCCGACTGGACCGTTGGGGCAGAGTTGGGCATTGCTGGCTTCGGTGTAGATGCAGGCTTCACACTTAATGACCGTGGTGACAACGCTGCTGATGACTACTCGATTAGTCTCGGCTCTGGTATGGACCTTGGGTTCGCTTCCCTCGACACTAGCATCAGCTATGCATGGGGTGCAACTAATGGTGCTGACCTGATCGGTCGTGGTGAAGGTAACACTTGGGGTGACGTAACAGTTGATCCTACTCTCACAGTAACTCCTGGCATTATCGGCGGTGAGTATGCTTGGGTAGGTGGTTCTATGGACCTGGCTTCTGACGGCGAAATCGCTGTTGGTTGGGGCGGCGCTTCCTACGGAATCGGTTACACCCATGAGCTGAACGAGCGCGCTTCCATTGGCGTTAGCTGGGGTTGGTCTGTAGACGTTGTCGATGATCTTGACGACACTACTGTTAACGACTGGGTTACCACCTCTGACGGCATGAAAATTGGCGTAGGCTTCAAGTTCTAAAATGATTGGGTTTAAAGACTTCCTCTCCGTCGTATCTGAGACTTCTCCCTTAAACGGGGAGGAGTCTTTAGCCCTGTCTGAAGTACTGACTTTCCAAGGCAGACGTAAGAAAGCAATCGCAGCTCGTAGGCTTAAGCAAAGACTTCAGCGTCAGAGAAAGATTGCACTTCGTCGTCCTGCCACACTTGATAGATTAAAAAGACGTGGTCGTAGAACTGCTACTGATGTTATCACTAAGAGATTCTATGGTGGTAAGAGCAAGAAGGGTATGACACACGCACAAAAATCCCGTATTGAAAAGCGTATCGCTACTAAGCATCAGCCTGCAATGTCTAGAATCTCTAAGAGACTTCTGCCTAGTAAGAGAAAGCTTGACGTAGCTAGACGTCAAGGTAAGCCACGTCCTAAAACTCCTGGAATGTACTAATTATGATTAACGGTTTTAAGCAATATCTAGAAGAACAGTCCTCCGTAGGTTATCTTGTCTTTGGACGATTTAATCCACCGACGACTGGTCACGAAAAGCTACTGGATAAGCTGGCTAAGACCGCTAAGGGAAAAGACTACTTTGTCTTTACATCTCAGTCCTCGGATGCTAAGAAGAATCCACTGGACTACCAGACTAAAGTTAAGTTCATGCGTAAGATGTTCCCGAAACATGCCCGGAACATTATCATGGACTCCTCCATTAAAGTCGTATTAGATGCTGTCATGCACATCCAGAAGAAAGGCTATAAGAACCTGGTAATGGTTGTTGGGTCCGATCGGGTGCAGCAGTTTAACGATCTTCTTAAAAAGTACAACGGAGTAGATTCTAAGCACGGTAAGTACGAGTTTGATACTATTAAGGTTGTATCTGCTGGTGCACGTGATCCTGATTCAGATGATGTATCAGGTATGTCCGCTTCTAAGCAGCGTGAGAATGCAAAAAACAATGATTTCCGTAAGTTCGCAATGGGTTTACCCAAGGGAGTAACTGACAGCTTAGCTAAGGACTTATTTAACGCAGTCCGGAAAGGGATGAAACTCAATGAGAATAGGTCATTTGCTCAACATGTTATGCTGGCGCCAGTTTCCAAAACACGTGAGAGCTACGTTAGCGGGGAATTATTCTCTATTGGCAGCCCGGTTAGGTTAAAAGAATCTACAGAGGTTGGAACCGTACAGCACCGAGGCTCGAACTACCTGATCGTAGAGTTCAAAGAGGGGAAGAAAAGAGTATGGCTGGATTCCGTAGAAGAAGCGTGTTGGCCTGGATATACCCAGAAGGGTACAAAAATGAAGAACGGAAGAAACGTTCCTAACTGTGTACCTACCAATGAAGAACCATACACTCCACAAGACCCGGATATTAAAGACAAGAAGGGCTCACAGCCTGCTACCTTCCATAGAGGTATTAAATCTAAGTCTACAAAGTCTAAGCGTGATGCACACTTCAAGAAGATGACTAAGCGGAAAGATGATGACCCCTCGGCTTATAAGAAGGCTCCTGGTGATGCAACCGCAAAGACTAAAGAAAGTCCTTACACTAAAAAGTTCAGACAAATGTACGGAGAGTTTACCAGTGCTTAATTTCAAACAGTTTACTGCTATCTGCGAGAGCGCCGATTCAGCTCTTAAAGCGAAGGCAGACAAGAGTGGTTACCCACTTGGTATTTTAAAGCAAGTCTACAAGCGTGGAGTTGCTGCTTGGAAGGTTGGTCACAAGCCAGGTACTACTCCTCAGCAGTGGGGTATGGCTCGTGTTAACTCTTTTATGACTGGTGGCAGGACTCGTGTTAAAGGGGATCCAGATCTCTGGGCAAAGGTTAAGGGGAAAGTCGGTAAATGAAGTTCAAACAGCTACACGAAAAGGCAACTTCTATTGCCCAGCAGAAGCTTATGGCGTTGGCTCTCCAACATAAGCGTGGTAAGCTAGATAGTGATAAGGTTACTCCTGCAGTAGAGAAGCTTGCAAAGTCTATGAGTACAAAAGAGTTAGAGGACTTTGCGTCTACTAAGCATAAAGGTTTGCCTCAGAAGAAAGAAGATAATGAAATCTCTAACCGCTCTGCTGCTCTAAAGCCTCAGATGTACAACGATCCTATTACTGGCAAGAAGAAGGTGCGAATGGTTCCTACCAAGTCTAACATCGTTAAGATTAATGATCCAGAAGACGTTAAAGAGGCACATGATCCTAA